CTGGCGAGGAAGAAGATAAACACTGTTTTACCGTGCCCGACTACCTGGTCGGCGTCACGGCTCCCCGTAAGACCGGCGAAGCGTTCCCGCCGCTGCAGGCCGGGGTGCGCAAAATTACAGATGGTCGCCTCTCCTACATGGTGCTGGCCCGCTATCCGGCCCAAGCCAGTAACCAACTCATCAGCGAGGAATGGGTCAGCGCCGCGCGTTCCCGCTGGGATCTGTACGTCGCCACCTACGGCGAAAAGGCCCCCAAAGGCGTGCCAGCCCTGGCCGGCTTGGATGTAGCAGAGTTAGGCGACGACAGCAGCGCGTTCTGTATGCGCTATGGCGGCTATGTCGCTCCCTATCTCGTTTGGAGCGGTGTCGACGTCACCGTGAGTGGGAAACGTGCGGCCAAATATTATCTGGCGCACAACATCCGCCATGTCTTTATCGATGCCAATGGCGTCGGCGCAGGCACCGCACCCACACTCCGCGAGGAACTCCGTCGCCTCAAAGTTAAAAACTATGGATCGGTCGCCGTGCCGGTCAAGACCGCTGAAAGCCCTACCGTCAAACCAGATGACGGCGAATTTAAGATCCTCCGCGATCAACTCTGGTGGGCGGTGCGCGAGTGGCTCAAAAACGACCCCGGCGCGATGCTCCCACCCGACGATGAACTCCTCGAAGAACTCCTGATTCCCACCTACGAACAAGTGGGCCGATATATCCGCATCATGGAGAAGAAGGACATGCGCAAACTTCTAGGCCGCAGCCCAGACCGTGCCGATGCGCTCTGCCTAACTTTCGCTCCGCGCCCAGCGCAGTCACTGATCGCATTCGTCTGATTTTCCCTAGAATTGGGGTATTCACGACCATCCGTTCATGTGCTATAATCTCAGTAAATTGTTGTGTAAAAGCCCCAAATGAAGAGAAGGTGGATATGGGTATTGTAGAGAAATTTCTTTCCTTTTTTCGGCCAAGCGGAGCAACCAAAACGACGGCCAGATCGCCCAATCCGGCTTACGCGATTTTGCGCTCTGCGGCGCGATCAGGCAGCAGCTTAGGAGCGGGCGACATAGATCACTACATGAGGATTGCGATAACCAATCCTCATGTACTGAGTTCGATTATCGTGATTGCAGATCGGGTGGCAAGTATTGATAATTTTCTGGTCAAGATCAGACATGACAAAAAGGGGGGATGGCTGGATCTGACCAGCCATCCCATGTTGGATCTATTACGGAACCCGAACGATATGATGACAGGGTCGTTTCTTCTTGGCGACGTGCCATGGACGGAACCACTGCAGGGCAATGCCTATTGGTTTGTCGTAAGCGAGTATCCTGGCGCAGGGAAACCAACCGAGTTGTGGCCACTTCCTGTTCATCGGATTAGACCGCGGCCCGACAAACTGCGGATTAGCGCCGTGACCGGCAAATTGGTAATCGACTACGAGTATATGTTCGACAGTTCGATTATTCTCCCTGGTGAAAATGTAATCCACTTTCGGACCAACAACCCGTATAGTCAATGGGAAGGGCTAAGCAAGCTCACGGCGCTGCAACTCAATCTTGATAGCTCCTACGCGGAGTCGCACTGGCTGGCTACCCATTTTGGGGAGGACAATGCCGTTCCCGCCGCAGTGATCAGCCTGCCACCCGAACTGGACGAGGATCAGTTTAAGCTCATCGAGGGCGATATTCGCACTCAATTTGGCGGACGCAGTCGAACCGCCATCACACGCGCCGGCACAATGGATGTCAAAGTTATCCAGCACAGCATTGCAGAAATGCAAGTACTGGAACATCTGAACTACTCAGCCGCTGAAATCAGGCGCGTCTTTAAAATCCCCGATGGTCTCAATGAGGCATCTTCCGGCCAAAGCAGATTAGCCGCCGAACAAGCCTTGGCCCGCGACGCCATCCAGCCGATGTGCAACCATATCGCAGATGTGCTTACGCACGCGCTGGCCCCCTTCTACAATGTAGGGGATCGCGAGGTCATGATCGTAGCGGACGACCTCGTACCAGCCGACCGCGCGATGGATGTGAGCGAGTATGGCAGCTATAGCTCCGCTAGAACGCTCAATGAAAATCGTAAAGAACTTGGGCTACCGCCACTCCGCCTTTCTGGCAAACTAGAAAAGTTTCAGATTCTATTGGATGAGGTGCCCCTAATGTATGCGCAGATGATGACACCTGCATTGGATGCCAGTTCAGCCCTAGGCTTACCAGGGACAGCCCAGGGCGCGCTCAACGGCACAGGTGATAGTATGGGAGGTGAAGATCGGCCTGGGCTGCCTGGCGGATTTAGCAGCAAAGAGCAGGAAATGATCTCTGCTATGACCGGCGCTCCCGCCAGGCCACGCCAGTTGACCGCAGCCCCGCTCAAGGACATCGAACAGGAAGCGATCTTACTGGCTGCGCTCAACACGATTCAGCGAGGGGTAACAAGATGATCCGAACCGACAATTCTACTCCGATCTTTGCGAAAATGAGTCCCGAAAGCCACGGAACTTTGTTCCTTTTCGATGACAGCGCTCCTACGGTTAATGCCATTGTAGGCTGGATCCGTTCTATCAAGGGCGGGGAGGGTAGTGGCTTCCACGGCCACGCGGGTAGACCGGGGCAGCGCGGTGGTAGCGCCGCCGCGGGAACAGCGACAGCTCCGAAGCGGATTACCGAGAAGGTATGGGCCGGGGAGCCGGAAGACGCCACCCCGACCCTGAACAAACTACAGACGGGGGCCATTGGGGAAAAACTCGTAATCGATCTGCTGACCGAGTCGGTCGGCGTGCCTTTTGGCACTGTTAATCTGGGTGTCAATAATGCGCCGTTCGACGTGGCGGGGAACGGCTTTGCTGTGGAGGTAAAAACGGGCATGGCGACGAATGGAAAAAGCGCCATGCACTGGCGCGCCACCATCGGCCAGCCCGGAAAGGCGGAACAGGAGCTACTCCAGCAGATGAGCGCCGAAGAAAAACGCGCCCACAACCAGTGGAAGGAGAAAAAGATCCTTGAACGCAAACACGCCCTCCTCGACCGCATGGCCGAGGAGGCTGGCAAGGAAATCAAGCCCCTAACCATCGGCATTATTCTATCGGCGGATGGGAAGCGCGCGGATGTTTACCGCTTTGATGGTTTTCACTTGCGCTTACCTTGGAACAAGTATGCGACGGATGAGTATTACATGGGCAGTTACGAGACGGGGGCATAGCGATGTCAACAATAGTTGCAGAAGCACGTGCCGCCGCGATCCGGCAGATCGAGGCGGATTTCCACAGAGTCTTTACCCGATGGAAACGCAAAGCGCCGTGGCGCGACGCTGCTAAAGGCGGGGAGGGTAGTGGTTTTCACGGCCATGCCGGTCGCGCTGGGAAGAGGGGCGGCAGTCAAAAAAGGGGCAACACGCAGATGAGCCGTGTTCAGGCAGAAGCGTTCGCCGAGGGGAGCAAAGCCACTGGCGCTTATTACCATGCGACCAGTGCGCAAACCGCAGCCGCGATCCGTAGTGAGGGATTCCGTTTGGATGTAAGGCACAGTAGCAATTTTTACGGGGAGGGGGTCTACCTCACCAACAGAAAAGGCGTGAAGTTTTTTGGAGATACTGATGTCGAGGTCAGGGTCAATGTGAAGAATCCGTATATCCACCTCCCTGACCCCGACGAGCCGACGCAGCCGTTTTTGACCAGACTAAGCACCAGCCCCTTTGCTAATGAGATTACCGAGAAGATGGCGGCAGACAATACCTTATCTAAGGCCAAAGCGCTTACCCTGGTTCTACAGGGGAAGGGCTACGACTCTGTAATCACTCGAGAAGATGAAGATGTCTTGGTGGTCTTCGATCCGGCTGATATCGCGATTGTCGAGGCTGACACCCCGTCAACCAAAGGCGGGGAGGGTAGTGGCTTCCACGCCCATGCCGGTCGCCCCGGTCAGCGCGGTGGTAGCGCTCCGCTCGCCCAAGGCATATACGCTCAATATGGACAGCGCGCTAGTGCAAGTGAAACCCTCCTGGTTAGCGATGATGACCTACAGCGCGATCATCATCGCTTGACCGTGATGGGGGAGACCATCATCATTGGAGGCGGCTACCGCTATAGTCCACGCTCCGGGGGCGATTATGTTGACGTGACACGAAAAATTCTGGTGGGGCCATCTACCTGGCTTCTGCGCGATGCCAGAGACATACCAGAGGTCATGGATGCGGTTGAGGATGCCTTCAGCCAACTGGCTGATGACACAGGAGGAGACTTCTCCTCCGTAGAGTATACGGGCGACAAGCACTTGATCGCATCCTTGCTACATGGATACAAGTCTCCGCTAACCTATAAAGCTCACCTAGATACGCTCAACGCGATGACGCGCGCCTATTTAGCTGGTAATGCAGTTTCGGTGCGGCACGATACAACCCGTGCCGCTATACTTCAGAGCGACATAGATGACATGGCAAAACGGCTCGCAGAGGTAGATGATGCGAACGTGAAAAGACTATTGCAGGACATAAGTAAGCGATATCCTGACGAACTGCTAAGCGCAAAACTACATGCTCTTCGCCTTGCCAATATGGTACGCAGTGTAGTGGGGCAAGAGGCAGTAAATCAGTTTGCTAGCGAAGTGCAACGCACGCAAGCCGACCTAAAAGAACGCTATGGCGACACGGTGACGCTCTATCGCGGCGTGCAAGGTGATTACGCAAGTGCCATCAAAAAGGCGACGCGGAAAGCAGGATCTGAGGTCGAGATAGCCATCTATCCTGCCTCTAGTTGGTCGGAGGATGAATCTATCGCACGCGAGTTTTCCGGCAAAAAAGGCGTGGTTATCAAGCGAGATGTGCCAGTCAATCGCATTATGTTTAGTTACCACACGTCGCCCTATGTTCGGATTAACGATTGGGTCTTCGGTGGGACGGAAGAGTACGAAATGATCGTGTCCAGCGATAGTGACACGATTAGGATACGAAAAGAGGATCTAGTATGACGATCATTCTACCTAACCTTGACGAGATGCAGCCCTGGCTAAAGGCCGATGAAGCGGCTATGCCTAATCTGCTTTTGACTGAACCACCCGACCACGAAAGTTTACCGTCTTTGATTGACAGTGGCGATGACACGGGGGAATCCCTTGATCGCAGGTTGCACCCTATCAAGGGCGGGCCGGGCAGTGGGTTCCACGGTCATTCAGGACGGCCGGGACAACGTGGGGGGAGCGATAGCGACGACGGCCCAGCCGGCTCGTCGGGGACAGCCGTCCCGACCGTGCGCTCTCCTATCCCTTCCCTGTCGGGGCGTCCCGTCACGCGCACGCAGGCGATTGCTGTCGCGCTGCAAAAATTGGATGGAGGGGAGAGAACCGGCAACCTACTGACTTCCGATGCCGGTAAACATTTTTTTGCCCTGGGATTTAAGGGGCCAACTATCAATCGCCTGTATAGATTGAGCCAGATGTACAAGAGCGGAGGCGAGTCGAGACAGAAGGCCATAGGTGCGATCATGACTGCGCTTGCCAGCGATACCGAGCTAGGGGATGCTCTACGCGCGCAAATTGATACAGAGGATGCGCTTGCCCGATCAATAGCCAGTAGGCGACCGACTGCAAAGACCGGCAAGATTCCGACCAGCCAACCACAGAGTGGGCGGGGCCAAGGATCTGGGACGGAAGACCGCACGGCAGCAGATCAGGCTCGCGCTCAGCGCGAACACGCTAAGGAACTGGCCGGTCAGATAGCCGAGGAGAAGCGCAAGAAGGCTAAATCCGCCGAGCGCTGGAGGGGGCAGATTGGGGAGACTGTTCATTTGGGGACAATTGTAGACGCGGTCAATCATGGCGACACGGTAATGATTGACGACGAGCCGCACTCCTGGCCGCATGTGGTATCCAATTACCATGTGCTTGCCGGGCTAGGGATTTCCTATGCTCCCTCATCTCTCACCCTGTTGCGGCGTGACGCTCTCCCTCAGAGCGGTCTTGCACAGAAGGGGATAGACGATAGGATCATCAATCTTGATGATAGCGACGCCAATGCCGACTGGATCAAACTGGTCAACCCTAGATCGACGGAGATGGATCGCGCGATCCACAAAGAATTAGCGAAGCAGAGCGTTCCCAGCGCCGACACTGACGACGAAGCATGGCCGGACGTTGGGAGCGGCACTGACGCAGCAGAAGCGTAAGGGGGTAGCAAATGCTATTTTTAGCCGACAGGGATATCTCTGCTCTTTCGATTGCCGCTGCCATCAAAGGCGGCGCGGGCAGCGGCAGTCACCGCCACGCGGGTCGGCCTGGAAAGCAAGGTATAGACATCAAATCTATCAAAGGCGGGGAAGGATCGGGCTTTCACGGCCACGCAGGGCGACCGGGGCAGCGCGGCGGCAGCGCTCCCGCAGGATCGTCACCCACTGTTGCCGCGCACGATGAAATCAAAACGGCGATTGAAAGGCATCACGACCAACTAGCAAGCGAAAATTATGAGACAGATCCAGTAATACGCGCTTGGCTAGGAGGTGACGTTGGAATCGAGTATGAATCAGAGTTCCGCTTTCAACGTCTGGAGGAAAGAACGCCATATTTTAAAAATGTCTCCGTATCTGCTCTAACCGAGATTGGGATTAGTTACAATGATGCTAACGGCTTCATAAAATCGTGGGCCGAAAGTTCTAATCAGGGATATATGGCTCAGCTTATCCAGCGCACAGCATCTGAACTTTTTGATGCACCATACAGCGACTGGCAGCAATCCCTCTGGGAGCAAGAGAACCGACGATGGGACAGAGATTTCAATGCACAGATAGAATATCTCAATTTTTTTGACGAGATTGATTCGGAAACGGCAGAACGACTGCGAGAACAGGCGTTGTCGGGGTTGCCGTTTCCAGATCTAGCGCGTGCGCGATTTGACGAGATTTTCCCCGATGGGCTAGAAATGCCACTCAAGCAGAGGTCAATCAGTGACGTCGTGAAAGAACAGAAGCGCATCGAGACTGGTGTGCGCCAACTCCGCAACGAGCAGACAGCGATCGTCGCCAAGGCGTTACGGTCTATCTACGACCGCACGCAGAGCGATCTAAAGAAGCAGGGGATCGAAGAAGTTATTCTTTATCGCGGGTTCGGCGCAAAACAATCCGCCTTCGACCTGGGAGACGAGATCGAGGTAACATCTAATGCGCTATCGAGTTGGAGTGCAGATGATCGGACGGCCAAAAGTTTCGCAATGACGGCCAAAGGTGGCGGAACAGCAATTGCCATCAAGGTCAATGCCGCCCGTGTTTTCTCGACGCCTCGGACTGGATTCGGTTGCCTCAACGAGTGGGAATTTGTTTTGCTGGGTCAATCGTCAGATCGCGCTACGATCATCGCCTTCCAAGAGGATGGCAAATTAAGATCGATGAAGAGCTATCAGATCATGATCGATGGAACAAAGGGCGGGCCTGGGTCTGGCTTTCACGGCCACGCAGGGCGACCGGGGCAACGCGGCGGCAGCGCCGCTGGGGGCGGCCCGTTAAAGAAAAAGTATCCCAAGCTATCACCAGCGCCAAACGATGCGAAGATAATCAGCGCGAGCAAAAAGCTGGAGCGAGACACCCAAGCGGGCGATCCGCTTAGTTGGCAGGATGATCCGATCTTGAGAGACTTGATCGACTATGGCGACGAGTTCGCGTCACTGCGGAGACGAGGCGGATCGCTGACGCAGAGTTTCTTTCTGGAAAAGCAAGCCCAAGTACAAAAGCACCGCGTCGTCACCGACCTCGCTGCCCGCGCCGGTCTCGCATACGACGAAGCTAACGACTTCGTTGCTCAGTGGGCCGACTCCAGCAATGACAATGATCTACGCAGTTTATCGATCCAGGAAGTCGCCTGCGACCTGACCGGCATCCCCTTAAGCGACTGGCAAAAGAGCCGTATCGAAAAAACATTCGACTATCGCAACGCTATCATCAATCGGATGATAGCGGACACCGACGAAGCGCCCGACACGCCCCTCAGCCGCGAGGCGGCTGGCCTCCTCCGCAATATATCGGCAGATGGCACTATCGGCACGATGTTCGAGCGGGCAGAACTGGAGAAGATGGCCGAGCGGGTGCAAAGTGGCGAGGTCGAGCTAAAGACATTGAACGACGTGCGTACCCTGCTTGTGGAAACGGAAGCGGCGGCACGTACCAAGATCCAGCGCGCCGTAAGCGCCATGTACGAGGGCACCCAAGAGCGACTGCGCGATCTGGGGGTAACTAAACTGCGCCTCTACCGGGGCAGTGTACTGGAAGGCGACTTTTCCGCGGGCAAGGTTGCCACGGTCAAAACAAACGCGCTTTCAAGTTGGTCCATGGACTATGCCGTGGCGCGTGACTTTGCGGATGGGGGCATCTCTGGACAAGGCGTGATTATCGAGGCGATTGTCCCTGCCGAACGAATCTACGCCATCCCCTCAACCGGCGTGGGCTGCCTATCCGAATATGAGGTCGTCGTTATCGGCGGCACAGACCGCGTACGCGTCCGCTGGGCATAAACATAGGAAGGAAGTTTCTTTATGTTATTTTTTGTCGAAGGAAATCATAAGTTTGCGGAGGCGATAGCCTTCAACCTACAGCGTGCGATCAAGGCAACCGACCCCGCCGATCATCGGGATGGCGTGATGGTTGCCTTTGCCTTAGCGCAAGACGCGTTACCCAAGATCGATGTAGTTTGGCCCGCCGATAGCAGCATCTTACCTCCCACTGAGCACCATGTTACCCTCTGCTTCTTAGGGAGTGCTGAAGCTCTCTCCGTGAGCGGATTAACGGCTGATCATCTGTTGACGTACCTACGCGCGTTTGCAGAGAGCCATCTGCCCGTCAGTGGGTACATCAACGGCTGGGGCCGGTTTAACGGGGACGATGC